ACAAACGTAATTGCTGACGTAGCAACCAAGATAATGGGAACACAAGATACCAATCTCGGTGACGCTAAAAAAAACTAAAAAATAACGCAGAACTCCATAATATATTTGCTTTAGGCGAAAAACTGCACAAAACAGTTTCAGAAATCTTGCAAATGTCGGTCGTAGAGTTTAATATGTGGTTAGCATATTTTAATCTTCAAAGTGAAGAACGAGAAAGACAAGACAGAATTGCAAAGATGAAAAGATAAATGGCTACAAAAAAAGTAAATATAGATATTATCGCAAAAGATAAAACTCGTATGGCAATGCAAGGTGCCACAAGAGGAGTTAATAATTTAAAAAATTCTGTATTTAATTTAAAAGTTGCTTTCGCCGCTCTTGGTGTTGGTTTAATTGCTAGAGATTTTGTTAACACTGCCAGAGAAATTGAAAGATTAAAAGTTAGATTTAAATTTTTATTTGATACTGCCGCAGAGGGTGAGAAAGCATTTAAAGGTTTAATCAAATTTGCTGGACAAGTTCCTTTTTCATTAGAAGAAATACAAAGAGGTGCCGCCAACATTGCGGTTGTTTCTAAAAATGCAGATGAACTAAATGAAATACTTGCAATTACAGGAGATATTGCTGCCGCATCTGGATTAGATTTTCAAACTACTGCTGAACAAATACAAAGAACTTTTTCTGCTGGTATAAACTCTGCTGATTTATTTAGAGAAAGAGGTGTTAGAGAATTATTAGGTTTTGAAGCTGGGGTTGCCATTAGTGCAGAAAAATCAAAACAACATATTATAGAAGCATTTAGAGATGGAACACTTGCAGTCAAAGGTGCAAGTATGGATATGGCACAAACATTTGATGGTGTTATGTCAATGATTGGCGATAAATTTTTACAATTTAAAATAGCTTTGATGGATGCTGGTCCTTTTGATTTATTAAAAGCGAATGCAATTTTAGCAGAAGAAACATTAGGAAAAAGTTTTGAAACTATTGAAGATGCCGCTCTTTTTATGGGAGATAGAATTGTTGAGGCTTTTAAAGCAATCGTATTAGGAGTAGCAAGTTTTATAGATACATTTAGACCAGCAATAAATTTTGTGTCATCAGCATTTAATGGATTAATAGGTTTTGTAAATAGTGTACCACCATTCATAGCATCATTAGGTATTATAGGATTTTTAGCATTAGGAACTAAAGGAAAAATTATAATACTTACAATATCTGCAGTCGTTGATTCTATAAAAGAAGTATTTACAGGATTACTAAATTTTGTAGCTGGTTCAGTAGATAAAATTGCTCTCGCAGTAAATGTTTTAGGTTTTGATGAAACTGCAAAACAAATGGAAATATTTGCAGATACTATAAGAGATATGGCACCAGATGTTGGTAGTAAAATAGCTTTAATGAAAGATGAATTTTTAGATTTTCAAAAAATGGGTTTAATGAAATTATTTGGTACTGATGACGTTGAAGATTTGACAGGCGACATGCGTAAATTAGCAGAAGAATACCTGCGTAGTCTTGACATGATTATGACAAATCGAATTAAAGATAATGATATTGTAAGTGCAGAAGCTCAAGAAGATATTGAAAAAACAGTAACTCTTATGGACAAATTAAAAGAAGCATCAGGTGCTTTTGGAGATGGTTTTAAAGAAGCTATGGAAGAAGCTGGTAACATACAAAAAAACTTCACTAGAATAGGTAAAGAATCATTTAAAGAATTAACAGATGCTTTGACGGACTTTGTTATGACAGGAAAGTTATCAGTAGAAGATTTAGCAAGAACAATAATTAAACAAATAGTAAATGCTTTGGTAGGTTCTGTAGTAAGTTCAGCTATGAAAAAAGCAAAAGAAATGTTTAAAATGGACGCAATTAAAAAAGCATTAATAAGTGTTTATGAGGGTGCATTAAAAACTTTTGCATCTATACCTTTTCCATTTAACATTGCGGCAGTTGGTGCGGCATTGTCTTTTGGTTTCGGTTTAGTAAATAAAATTAAAGGATTTGAAAAAGGTGGAAGACCAGCAGTTGGTCAGCCTGCGATAGTTGGGGAAGCTGGTCCAGAATTATTTGTGCCAGATTCTGCTGGTACTGTTATACCTAATAATCAACTTGGTGGTGGTAAGCCTGTTACAGTAAATTTTAATATCAATACTGTTGATGCTAGAGGATTTAATGAATTGTTAGTGAACAGTAGAGGTGTATTAGTAAATATTATTAATCAAGCAGTAAATGAAAAAGGAAAGATGGCGGTAATTTAATATGAGTGGAGCATTACCAAATACAAATTTCAACGCAATAAATTTTAAGAATATTCAAAAAACTTTATTTAGTGAAACTGATAGTGGCAAAACATTTAGGAGGCAAGTACAAGGACAAAGATTTAGTTTTACAGTTTCATATCCTCCTATGAAAAGGTCGGAGTTTGCACCGATCATGGCATTTATAATGAAACAAAGATCGCAGAAAGAAAATTTCACAGTAACATTACCAAGTTATTTTAATGCACAAGGTAATGAAACAGGCACTTTGTTAGTGAATGGTGCACACTCCTCGGCTGATACTACGATTGCCATTGATGGGTTTGCTAGTGATGGTGCTGGTAGATTAAAAGCTGGTGATATAATAAAATTTGCACATGATAAAGTATATATGGTGGTAGCAGATGTAACTTCCTCTTCAAATGCGGCGACTGTAACTATTGAGCCACCATTAAGAACTGCTTTATCTAACGATAGTTCAGTCACATACGATTCAGTACCTTTTACTGTACATTTGACGAGTGATGTTCAAGAGTTTGAAACTACTCAAAATGATAATGACGGAAACCTATTATTCCGATATGAGTTTGATGTTATTGAAAGTTTATAATGGCGAGAGGATTAACAACCGCAGTAAAAAATGAACTTGCAACAGGAGTTATTGATCCTGTATTATTAATTGAAATAGGTTTTGACACACCTGTTTATCTAACCAACGCATCTTTTGATATAACTTCTAGTGTATCTGGCACATCAAGAACGTATGTAGCCAATGGACATTTTAAAAATATTACAGGAGTTAATGAAACAAATAAACCTACAAAAAATACTTTATCAATGAGTTTATCTGGTGTTGATCAAACTTATATATCACTTGTGTTATCAGAAAATATTATAAATGCAGAAGTTTATATTTATAGAGGATTCCTTGATACTAATAATGCGTTATTATCTGATCCTTTTTTATTATTTTTTGGAACGATTGATGAATATAAAATTTCTGATAATACTGAAAAAGCAAATTTAGTTTTAAATATTACATCACATTGGGGAAACTTTAGTAAAACGAGCGGTAGAGTTACAACAGATAATGCACAACAAAGATTTTTTTCTGGCGATAAGGGTATGGAGTTTGCCGCATTAACAGTAAGAGATATAAAATGGGGTAGAGTATAATGGCTAGTTATCATTTTTACGAAGCAACAAATCAAAATATTGATGAAGTTTTTGAAATATTACATGAGTTTGAAAAAGATGCACCATCATTAGGTTATCCTCATATAAATAGACCTAAAATGAAAAAAACAATTATGATGTTTTTAGAAAAAGGTAAAATTATTTTAATTAAAGATTTAGATAAAAATAAAATAGTTGGTCTTACAATATTTTTAAGCCATGAGTATTTATGGTCAAAAGAACAATTACTTGCAGTACAAGTTTTATATATAATAAAAGAATACAGATCATTAAAACTTTTTAATCAAACTATGGACATAATAAAAAATGCTTCTAAAGGAAAAGATATACATTTATCAATATCTACTAAAATAGGTGCAGATAAATTATTAGATAGATACGGTTTTGAAAATATGGGTGGATTGTGGAGATATCAAAATGTGTAATCCTATAGAAATAATTGAAGACACTATAGATATTATTACTGATGTAATAGATATAGTAGTTGATTTAGTTGGGGAATTTATCGGTTGGTTGAATCCTATGCCTGATATTCCTGACTATGGCGATAATCAAGCTGATCAAAATGCAAGAGGTGTTTTAGTAAATAAAGTAAGTGCTAATGCTCACATACCGATAGTTTATGGAACAAGAAAAGTCGGAGGTAATGTAGTTTTTGTAGAAACATCTGGAACCGATAATGAATTTTTATATATGGCTTTAATTGTATCAGAGGGCGAAATAGATGATATTACTAAAATATTTGTTAATGATAATGAAGTTACTTTAAGTGGCGATATTGCTGATAATGTTCAAAGAACAGTTGCTAGTTCTGATGCTAATTATTTCAAAGCACCAGATGACGATTCAAGTGCAGAAAGTTTAATAACAATAGAACCACATTATGGTACTGATAGTCAAAGTGCTTCAAGTTTATTATCTGGTTTATCATCATGGACATCAAATCATAGATTAAGAGGACTTGCTTACATAGCACTAAAATTTAAGTGGAACGCAGATGCATTTGGTTCTTTGCCTACTGTCAATGCAATAGTAAAAGGTAGAAAAGTTTATAATCCAAATTTAGACAGTACAGTTACAGGGGGAAGTGGTAGTCATAGAAAAGATACATCTAGCACTTGGGAATATTCAGATAATGGTGTTTATCAATTATTAGATTATTTAAGAAACGAAAGATTTGGTATGGGTATTGCTAATAGTTATTTTGATTCTAACTTTGCAGATTGGCAAATAGCTGGTGATGTATGTGATGCTAATATCACACCATACAGTGGTGCTAGTCAGATTGATTTGATGGATAGCCACCCTGTTGTTGATACTTCAAGAAAAGCAATAGAAATAGTCAAAGAGTTTGTAACAGGAACAAGATCATACTTAAATTTTACTGCTGGTAAATACAATATACTTGTAGAAACTTCTGGTAGTGCTTCTTTAACACTTGATGAAGATAATATTATAGGAGGAATAATAGTAGCAAGTAAAAGTAAAAATTCAAGATTCAACAGAGTTATAGTAAATTTTACAAACCCAGATAAAAATTATCAATCTGATACTGCACAGTTTCCCCCTGTTGATGAAACAGGAGTAGCTAGTGCAGATCAACATGCTAACATGAAAACAGAAGATGGTGGTTTATTATTAGAAGGTAAATTTGATTTTCCAATGTTGATAAATCCACATCAAGCACAAGAAATGGCAGAAATTATTCTAAGAAGATCAAGATCAAGTTTAGACGTAAGTTTAAGATCAGATGCAAACGCATTAGATTTAGCGATAGGCGATATTGTGAATATTACACACGTCACTCCGGGATTCTCTGCTAAACCTTTTAGAGTTCAAGGTATGAGTGTAAATACAGACCATACAATATCTTTACAATTATCTGAACATCAAGATAGTTATTATGCTTTTGGTACTCAAGTAGCACCAGCTACTATTCCTGATACTACTTTGCCAAATCCTTTTAGTGTTCAACCACCAGCAAGTATTTCATTAGATGATGAACTTATAGAATATGCAGATGGTATCGTTATAACAAGATTATTAATATCAGTTGGTGCTTCTACTGATAAATTTGTTGATAATTATGAAGTACAAATAAAACAAACTCTTGATCCAAACGGTAATGCAGTTACAGATTCATTTAGAGAAATAGCAACAGGAAAAATTTTAAGCTATCAACATCTTAATGTAATTGATGAAGCCACATATCAAGTGCGTGTAAGAGCAGTAAATACCATAGGTACAAAATCAACATTTATATCTACTACAAGAAAAATTGTTGGTGGTGTAGAAGTTCCTAGCAATGTAGAAGATTTTGCAGTCGAAATGCATGGTTCACACCACATGAAATTAACTTGGACTCCACCTAGTCAAAACAGTGATTTAGATATTTCTTTTTATGACATAAGGTTTCAAGATGTGCTCACTGGTGCAATATGGAATAATTCAACAAACCTAGTTAGATGTCCAAGAAGAAAATGTGATTCGGCAATAGTGCCAGCGAGGGTTGGTAGTTATCTTATAAAAGCGGTAGATAAAAATGGTAACAGTTCTGCAACCGAAACAATCGTAACTACAAATATTTCTGGCATACAAGCCTATAAAACAGTTTCTAGTTTTACTGAAACACCTGATGTATTTACTGCGGCAGATCAGATGGACGGAACTTTACCACTAGCTGTTAAAATAGACCCATCTGGAGATACAGTTTTAACGCTAGATACAGTAACAAATTTTGATGATACAGTTGGTAATTTTGACAGCCCTACTGGAGATTTTGAATTAGGTGGCACAGATACAACCTCTAATCCAAATAAACACAATACAAACAGGGACGCAAAAGGTTTTTATAATTTTTCTAACTCAA